TAGTTGGGGCTGGAAAAGGTCTCAAGTTTTTCGCGAGTACCACACCCACAATGGGTACACCCAAATTGACTCTCTTGGAATCAAGTAATGTGGGTATAAATGTAGCGTCACCAGTGGGTAGACTCCACACTTCCGGTGGAACTGTGTTAATAAACGACCAAGTTGTGAAACGTGGTACATATGTTCACCAAGAAACACCAATGGTTATCACCAACACACACCCGATTATAAGTACGACTGATATGGGTCGTGTATTAGATTTAACTCGTGAAGGTGATGGTATAGAACATGGAGCCCGAGCCTCATTCAAGTTAGGGAAACATGAGACCGCGGATGGAACTTCTAGATCACGACTTGATCTTTATTTAGCGAGTGATAACTACCAAACTGATGCTGATGTGATGACCTTCCTAAGTTCTGGAAAAGTTGGAATTGGTAGCACGCAACCCTCCGCATTTCTTGAGGTCACAGGTTCAGGTTTTGCAGATCCAACTGAAAACGGTATTCTCCTACATAACCACGATAATGGTGATGCTATTGTAGCAGTAGAAACCAAATTAAATGTGGGTAATGCATTTACAAGTTATATACTTGAAGATGGCGGAGCCTTGACAGGTTGGTCATCGGGTGTAACAAAGGACGATGATTTTAGAATTACGGAGAATTACCGGAGAGTTTTGGATTCTTCTGCAACAGCTCTCTTCATAAGTAGTGCGGATCGTCACGTGGGTATAGGTACAGATGTGCCACGGGGTAAATTAGAAGTTGTCGGTAATGTTGTGATCGGGCAACAACTTTCATTTTCGGGACTTTCGGGTGATGAATTTGGTAATACACATATCATAGAGAGAAGATATAATACTGATTTTTCAAGAACCGAATTGCTCCTCTTTAAGGGTAACGACGCTTCGTCGGCTGATAACGGACCCGATAGAATTAGACACATAGCGGGTGAACATGTATTTCAAACATATACATCATCTGGAGAATCCCTATATGGAACAAGTGAAATTTTGGAGACAATGGATGGTCAAACAGATAAGCCAATGGTCATATGTGATAATGGTCTCGTAGTTGTTGGTGGTCAGCGTGGTGATGCAGATGGGAGAGGTGCGAATACTAAGCTTGTTGTAAATGGCGATCTTGAGTTTTCGGGTGGAGGTTCATTTAAGCTCACCGGCTTTGAATTTTCCACAACAACTGGTGCTACAAGTCGTAATATTATTAGAAGTAAATTAGATGGTTCTACTCGTCGCGCTTTGACTTTTGTACACGAAATTGACGAGAACAACGATGATGAATTCGCCCGTTTTGATAGCGATGGTAAATTGGGTTTCGGTACGGATTCGCCGCTTGCAAATGTTCACATCTATGATACAACAACTGAAAGTATAGACCTCTTGAAACTTCAAAGTAGCGGTGATGATAAGGAAACTGGTATGCTCCTATATACAAATGAGGGTGAGGGTGCATATGCACGTGGTTTCAGTAATGCGACGAATGGTACCACAGGTCTCGTAATGGGTGTTGCCAATAATAGCACCCAAACAAACTGTATGCACCTCATTCATACAAGTAATGTGGGTATTGGCACGCCTATCCCAGCTACAAAGTTCCATGTGTTTAATGGTGTTGCGAGAGTGGAGAGTCCTTCATCAAATGCCATTATAGAACTCAAGACAACTACTGGGATCTCCAATATTTACTCAGATACGACTGGTAACGTGTATATTCAACCGGTCACAGCGGACAAAACAACATTTATTAACAGCGACCTTGATATTACAGGTGATGTCAGTGTTGGTGGTAATATTGATTTTACACAAATTGCTGTAAATCTTGGGGGGTCACCCGCACAAACGGATGTTCACACGGCTGGTGGGACTATATTCAATTCTAACCAGGTTTCTCGTAAGACATATGCACACACATTTAGTGTGGGAGCGGGTGATGCTAAAGATATTCAAATATTGTTTGATAAAGGTGCATTTTTTGCAAAAATCGTCGCCATGTTGAGGAGAACAGATAATTCCACTGTAGAAGATTTGAGTACAATGATTCTTGAAGTTCATGGTGGCACGGGGGATGCATCTAATCCAAGTTTAGATGTAGCCGTGGGTACCAAAAATGTTTTTGGTGGTACAAATAGTTATCCATGGAGTTCAACTGTGACAACCGGTCAAAGAGGTATAAGTATAGTTCCATATAATACTGATGTGGCCAGGATATACAGTTACGATATTTCCATAGAACTCATGTCTTCGTGTGGTGGAAAAGTTACAAAGGTCACAAGAAATCTCACAATTCCAGGAAACTTGGACAGTGGTACAGGTGGTCAAACGGAAATTACAACATTCACATATTAAATCAATTTTACCTAATGGGGAGTAAAGATCCCAAAAGTAGAATTAATAACAATTTACGCCCTGATGGAGTCAGAGACGGCAAGGAATAAAACGCCGACAATGAAAGCCATGACGACGTAATTACATTCAGTTTCCTCGAGGCCAGCCAAAGGTTTGCTTTCAACCTTTGGACTAACAACAGGTTGCTGTTGTCTGGCAGGAGGTTCGAGTTCCTCCAAAGGACAGTAGCCTATCATTTATACTGTACTTAGAGATTAATTTCAGTCTTCTTCTTTTTGCGTCCTCGCTTAGACTTGCTGGACTCAACATTCACTTCCTTCACTTCACCACCCGTGGATTCTCCTGAAATGGAAACAATGTCGGACACATCATCATCATCTTGTTCGGTGACTGGGACTGGAGTTGTATTCATTGGTGGTGGAGGTGGCATCATGACACCACCCATGAGACTTGAGATGTCAATACCTGGACCCTGCATCTCGTAATGGCCAGTGCCACCCACTGGAGCCGCATCAGCTGGTCCAGATGGCGCACGAGTTGTGTTTTGAACGGCAGACATCATATTTTTGACAAGGTCTGGGTTTTGCTTGAGAACATCATTCATATTGGGGAGAGCACTCTTGAACATACTGTTTGTCAAGTGGAACATCATCGCTGAACCACCCAACATCATAATGAGTTTGACCTCGGGGGCAACATTGACCTTGCTTCTGTACTTGACATACAACTCTTCAAAGACTCCGTCATAGTCATCTACATTCTCCATCACAGACTCGGACCAGCCTTCGAGTTGAATTTCGAAGGGGTTATACCTTTTGTTGAGGAACTCCAAGCCTGTAACACAGGCTACCAACATACGCCGAGAGAAGCGGATAGATTGTTCAACATCAATACTATAGGTAATCCGCTTGACTTCTGTACGGAGGTCTTCAACGCTTGAATACACATTGAGTCTTTTGTTAACAGCAAAACCTTTCTTCTCAAGACGACCCAATTTATTAACAAGATCACTTTTTTCTTCATCTACGGAGCTGTAGCCTTTAGATGGTTGTTCTTGTTGCATACCCATTTCTGGACCATCGTCGGCATCGTCAAAAAACATTGGTTCATCTTCACCGTAGTCAATTTCTTCATCTTGTTGTTGTGGTGATGGAGCTGTTTGCTTGGTTGGATTCACGAAAGCATCCATGGCTTCTTGTTGTTGTTGTGGTGGGGGGCGGTACGCTTGCTGTTGTGGTGGACGACGCACAGGCTGAGGACGCGAAGTTGAAATCTCAATTTCATCCATCAGGGCCTGTTCATCGGCGTCAAGTTTCATCACAGTGGCACTCCCACGATCTAAGACAATTTCTTCAGCCATCTACTCTCTAATAGGAAACTATTCAATAACCTTTAACGCACTTTAGAAAAAATATATATGTACATTATAAATGCTCAACCTTAACCGTGCTAACCGAAATGCCATCATGTCCATTGTTGCCTTGATCGCTCTGATCTTTGTGCTCGGTATGTTGAAAAACACCAGCAAGTACCAACCCAGACCAATTACCATTAAGGCGATCAACGATGAGTCCATCTTTGACTTGGAACACCGTCTTGAATGCGCCCCCGGTCACACCAGTGAGGGGAGCACCTACACAAAGAGTCTCACACCAGGTGGTGTCTGTGGCTCTGAAAAGCTTGTCGCGGAACAAGCGGGCTATGAGATTGAGGACGGAATCGGTGGATCTTTAATCTAAGCTAATACTAAATGGCTTTGGTTACCTCGCCCCAGACTATTCCAGATCTTGACTATGAGTATCACACCATAACCGTTGACACGATTGGACAAGACAGTGCGAACACTTTTACTTGCCACCTTCAGCAACCCCTAAAAAATGTGGTTCAGGCGAGACTCCTTGCGGCTCACATTCATTCAACCGATGCGACCGAACATTGCTATGTCTCAGTTGAAGAATTGGATTCCATTTTCAATGACAGAGCTTCAAATGTTTTGACTGGTCAGGGACACTTGAGTATGCTCCGAAGTTCTTTTGCGAGTCTCATAAGTGAAAGCACTACACACGGTGGAAGTAATTCACTCATCACTTTCAAAGACAACTATCCAATCGCGACACAATATGTCAACCCAATCAGGCGTATTGATCGCCTCGCTGTGACCATCAGAGATCAAGATGGTAATACAATTAAAAATTCCACAGATGCAGGTGAAAACTTCTTAGTTTTTAGATTTGTGTGTAGAAAACCAAACTTGTAATTTTCTCCCTTTAAAGTAGTAATAACATGTCTTCGGGTATTGTTCAACTTGTAGCAATTGGTGCTCAGGATGAGTACATTATGGGCAACCCAGAGATATCGTTTTTTAGTTCAACCTTTAAACGACACTCTAATTTTTCACAATCCGTTGAAAAGCAAACTATACGCGGAGATGTGAAAAATAATTCAATGTCAAGTGTTCAAATTGAGAAATCGGGTGATATGCTCGGATATATCTATTTGACGATCGATGATACAACAGAAGCTAAAGATACCTCGCGATGGGATTTACTCATTGATAAAATTGAGTTGCTCATTGGTGGTTCTGTGATTGATACACAAGATTCAGTGTTTACAGAAAAGATTGCGATTGATACATTTGCACAAAATGTTTCACGAAGTGCTATCGGTACACACCCAGGTGTCCATGCGCGTTCCTATTTTTACCCCCTTCGTTTCTTCTTTTGTGAAGGACCACAGTGTGCACTCCCACTCGTTGCGCTCAACTATCATAATGTGGAGTTACGCATTCACTGGGGTTCCCAAGCAGCAAACTACAATTTTGAAATGTATGCCAACTACTACTATCTTGACAATGAAGAACGCGGCAATATTGCGACGCGTACACACGACCTTCTCATCACCCAGGTGCAGAAAAATATTCCAAGTGGTGAAACTGTTCAAGATCTCATCTTTAACCACCCAGTGAAGTACCTGGCATCTTCAGACACCACAACAGATGGCGCTCTCACATCACCAACAAACAAAGTCAAGTTGAGTATAAATGGTGTTGAACTTGGAAACTACCGATGGGGTAAGCCACACTATATTGATGTGATGAACTATTATCACACAAACTTTGTGACTTCTCCAGACTTTTTCCTTTATTGTTTTTGTCTCATGACAAGTTCTCTCCAACCAACGGGGACCCTCAATTTCAGTCGCATTGAGTCAGCCAAGATTATGAGTGAGGGGACAGTCATAAATGACCCAATTTATGCCGTCAACTATAACATACTTCGCATACAAAATGGGATGGCTGGTCTTCTTTACGCAAATTAATTTGCCTCCCTATATTAAATGGTTAAGAACTTACCTTCGGTGGAAAGATCTACCAAGATTAGGTTTGGTAAACACGTACCTGACTCCAATGATCAGGAGGAAAATACCATTGTCTTCAATGCGAGTAACGTGACAGTTCCAACCCCATACAGTAATGCGGTGTATTTGTCACCTATCAGGAACCGGTCCGATTTTTCAGCCCCCGAAGTTGTACTTTTGATGTATGATCGCAACACCAAGGAGATTACAGAATCTGGAGAATCCGCGAATGCCCTTGTCGGTGGCGTGACGTTCACCCTTGCGGTAGATCGTGCAAATGTCACATCAAATACCATTCAATTTACAGGTGGGGGTCACGATGACAATAATGTTGCCTTTGTCACGGATTCAAATGTCGGTATTTCAAATCTTTTGCCACAACACACTGTGAGCGTTGGTTCAAACCTTTACATTGATGAGTTTGGTTCAAATGTTCTTGTCGTTTCTGGAAATGTCGCGGTTTTGCGCGATATGGTGATTGACGGTAATCTTAGGGTCAATGGTGATACAACTGTAATCTACGCAGAGAATACAGCAATTAAAGATGCTTTTATTGAACTTGGTCAAAATAACACTTCCGAAGATACAACCCTTGATTTGGGTGTACTTATGCATAGACCCGATGCGTTGTCAAATGTGGTTATTGGGTACCGTGAAGGGTCGGATGAATTCGCAATCGGTTATACGGATGCCAAACCAACCGATAAGATATTTACACCAAAAACAGATGAAGATATTAATGTACATGTCTATGGTCTTACTCATGTGGATGCTAACATTTATGCACACGAAGATCTTGTTGTTGACGGGAATGTATATGTGTCCCAAAATGTCTCCGTGACCGAAGAATTGACGGTCAGCGGTAATGTCTACGCCGATAAGGATCTTGAAGTTGTTGGGAACACTTATGTAGATGGAAATGTTGTGGCCTCGCAAGATTTCACTTTATCCGGTAACGCCTATGTCTCTGGGAATATAGTTGCCTCACAGGATCTCACTTTATCCGGCAACACCTATATCTCTGGGAATATAGTCGCCTCACAGGATCTTACCCTATCTGGCAACGCATATGTTTCGGGGAACGTGGTTGCCTCACAAGATCTCCTTGTTACAGGAAATGTATATGTCTCTACAAATGTAGATGTGACCCAAGAATTGACGGTCTCTGGGAATGTCTACGCCGATAAGGATTTGGAGGTGGTGGGTAATGTCTTCGTGGATGGAAATGTAGTGGCGTACCAAGACGTCCTTGTCACTGGGAATGTTTATGTCTCCACAAATGTCTCGGTTACTAAGGAACTTACTGTTACAGGTAATGTCTATGCTGACAAGGATTTGGAAGTTGTGGGCAATACATATGTCTCGGGAAATGTTGAAGTAACAAAGGATCTCATTGTCACTGGAAACACCCACCTTGAGGGTCCAAATGTCTTTATAACCCACACAATGGACTTTTTGGATCCCACAACTGCCATCGTAACCGATCAAGTGTCAAACGTTCAGATTCGTTTGGGACAGTTAGAGAATGTGGCTAATACCGTGTCTAATCCTCTTGAGGATCATGTCATTGTTTATGATGGAACCGAATGGGTAAATGACTACCCTATGCATACATATATCAAAATTCGTAACGATGAAGACTCGGCGACGATAGAAAAGGGTGATGCCGTATATGTTAAAGGAACCCATAATTCAAATATCTTAAATGTCGGTCTCGCCCATTCAGATAGTACCGATACCATGCCATGCATTGGTTTATCAAATCAACAACT